AACGTTGGTGACTTAACAAGTATCTTCGGCCATTGTTGGGTGTTTGTTGACATGCCCATGCAAGCAGAAGGTAACTTAGGTAGACCTTATGTAGTATCAATCAATCCACTACAAGTATACGATTGGGAGTTTGATTACTACGGTGGTAAGCCAATATTAAAGTATATTAAGATTTGCGAATCAGAAACAGAATCACATTGGTACATGAAGTGTTATCATCTTGGTACAGAAGACAGTCCAAGTTATTGGGTTGGATACGAAGTAGGTAAGAATACTGGCAAAGACGAAGTTCGTCAAATAGGATATGGTCAATACCCACCAGGTATGGCTATTCCAGGATTCATTGCTTATGGTCGTAAAGATCCAAGACGAATGGATGTTGGCATTAGTGATATTGACAGTGCAAGTGATGCACAACGTGAATATTACAAACTAGAATGTGAATCATACACATCTATTCAGTTTGCTAAAACAATCATTCGTGCAGACAAGGGCATTAGTATTCCTGTACACGCAGGTGCTATTGTTCGTGCAAGCGAAGGTCAAGTAGAAACGATTCCTGTTGATACTGGTGACGTAGATAAAATCATCGCAAAGCAAGCACAAATCTTAGAACAAATCGAAGCACTAACAGGTCTTGGTGGCTTACGCAATACTAAAAATCAAATCGCATCAGGCGTAGCAATCATTGAAGAACGCAAGCAGTTACACAGACTTGCCAAATCAAAAGCACGATTGATGGAAACAGTTGAAGAACTAATCTTTACATTTGCCGCACGTTTCATGGGTATGCGTTGGGCAGGCGAAGTGCATTACAATACTGACTATGAAGCACACGATACAAACTATCGTATGGCTTTAATGAAGGAAGCAAAAGCACTAATGCCAACAAATGCAATTATCGATGGCTTAATCGCCAAAGAGATCATTGGCATGTTAGCACCACCTGAAGCAATCCCACAATACGAACAGGCATACATTGATACGATTACTGATCCTCAAGTAAAAACATTAATGACACAAGATAACGAACAAGTTCTAAGTCGTGATTTAGGAAGTCAAATTCCTACACGTGAAGAATTTGGAGAACGTCCTGTACCGGTAGAAGGCGACGAAGGCGGTACAGATGGCGGTTATACCAGTTATAATGGAAACGGTGGCCCAGGCACACCTATCCAAGATACTGGTCAATCATACTATACTCAACAAGCAGTTGCAGTACAGTTAACAGGTATTAACTCTGGCAGATAATAGTATTTCTGCTAAAGTGTGATAAATACTTAACTAATCGTTGATTACGATACAATCAAAGGAAAAAATTACATGTTAGACAATAACGATATCGTTGGCTCCGATAAAGCCCTTGGCGAAGGACAAGTGGGTGATTCCCAAAATCTTTCAAATGACGGAAGAGTTAATCCAGGTAGTATTCGTAAGAGTACTACAGCAGGTATCTTAAATGCGTTATCTAGTGCATCAGGACAACAGTTCGATTCAGTAGAAGCCGCAATTGGTTACATGGCAAGAACTGCAAGTCAAAAAACTAACGTTGGCAACGAACAGCCAGTGGAGAACACAAGACAAGTTGGTTCTAAACGTAATGTAGGTCGTAGTTCCGAAAACAATGACTTGCGTGAACAGTTCGCAAGGTTGCAAAGTGATTTGCAGTCAAAGGAACGTATGTTACGTCAGAAGGAACTTGATAGTGATATCCTACGTACTATGGGTGATAAGTTTGATAATGACTTTGCAGATTATGCATTGCAGAAAGTAAAGTCAAATATTAAAGTATCACGTGATGGCACTTACTCAATTATAAACGGTAAAGGTCAAGAAAGATATGGTATGGACGGTAATCCACTTACAATTCAGGGTCTAATTGAAGAAGTTGCACAGGGTAATCCAAAGTTACTTAAAAATGCAAACAATTCAGGTGGCTCTGGCTTGCGCCCAGGCAATGGTAACTTTGCTGGTGCGCCTAATGAAGCAATTCCTGATTACTCACGTGACCCAGCCGCATTTAATGCGTGGGCACAAAAACGAGGACTCGGTAAGGGAGTTGGATTAAAGGGCACTCTTGTAAAAGCCACTGTTAGCGGAGCAAGTAAAACAATTCTTTAATCGATAAACAGCCAACATATAGGAGATTTTAATCATGGCATACGTTCTTAATGATACCACAACCAATACAGGTGATGGTTTTACGTTTGCAATTGCAAACTTTGCTCTACGTGCAATGCACGAATCGAGCGGTCTAGTTGATATGACCACAGTAGTTGCCCCTAACCAGGGTAATCAATACTTAGTACCTAACTTTGCGCCGATCACATATCAGGACTACAATCCTAATGCGAATCCAGGTACATCAACAGCACCAGGCACTGGCTTCGGCTCTGCTTCTGGTGCGGCTCAAGAGCAGAACCCTGCACTTGGTCAAGAAACAATCACTGCAACACCTGCAGTAGCGGCAACCGCGTTCGACGTATTCTATGCGTGGACTACATCTTTCGAGTTAGCAGCCACTCTTGGTTCAGAACTCGGTGAGTCATATGCAGAAAAAGTTGATCAACGTGTTTGTGGTGCATTCACTACATTCAAGGCATCACCTGGTAACCAACTCTATTCACCAACTCCACTCGACGGTTTCTCACGTCCATTAGAGTTAGGTGCTATTGAACTTGCTGAGTCAGGCACCAACGTTACAGTTGCAGCCGGCGGAACAGCAGGATTCAGTGCCGCTACTGTATTAGACGCAATTCGTCTAATCAAGCAGAACTACAAGGTTGCACGTCTTCCTGGTTCACCAGTTATCATTCTTGATAGCAATGGTGACGCAGAAGGTTCAACTGCAGGTCAAGTTGGTTCTTCATTGAATCGTCTACTCGCTGAATTGACTAGTGCTGCCGTAGGCGGTGCATCAAGCGGTGGTTCAAACTTGTCAGCACTTGGTAACGAGTTGCTATCCTCAGGTCGCATTGAAAACGTTTATGGTTGCCAAGTAATGTTCACAACATTCTTACCAACTGCTTCACGTACATTCTTGAGTTCAGGTCCTTTATCAGTATTGGTCGGTGCTTACTTCCACGAGTCAGCAATCTTCACAGTATTGAAAGAAGGTCTACAGATCAAGATGGGTGAGAAGCCAGGCGGTCTACAGATGTGGCTAACTGGTCTTGCATACATGGGTGCTGGTGCAGCCGATCTCCGCAGAGGCGGTGCTATTAACATTCAGCAGTAATCTTAATTAGTATAGGAATAAAGTATGTCAGTCCCATTTCAAAGAGTTAGTAACGCAACTGTAAGAGATATTATCTTTTACGATCCGGCTGCTGAACGCCGTGCATCACAAATGCAGGTCGATTGGGACAACTACTTCAATGTGGGGTCGCAGGAAATCCTCTATCAACTAGAATTTGGTTGGTGGAACAAGTACTGCGACACCGTATTTGGAGCAACATACTACACTAACTTACCTAATGGTGCTTTGATTTCAAGTTTCAACCCAAGTCAACTCATTAAAAATGACCAGACTCTTATCAGACTCGACACATTCATGGCAGTTAAAATCTTCTATGAATCAATTGTTAGCGATACATCAAACGTTAACGATGTCGATAAGGCAAACTACGATCATTCACTACGCAGATATGAATCTGAGTGGGAAAAAGCACTACAACTAATGAACTTCTATGATTTAAACAATGATGCACCTAATGGACCAACAACTAAGTTGGAAGAAAATTATGTTGCAGACGTTGATTACTTCAATGGAGATAGGAGATTCTTCTAATGGCAGTGCCAATCATTACTAAGGAAAAGATTATTGATTACTTACGTCTTAGGGCTCCACAGAACCCTATTGTAGAGATATCAGGCATCTATCCAAGTACTGATGACATTGTGGCTTATGGTGTTTACATCGATGATGTAACTACTATGAGTAGAGAACCTTATAAATTAGGTGTTCAATATGCAGGTTCAATCTATACTGAAACAGACCAGTTTAAAATACTATATGTTTCATTTCAGAACGATCCACAAAGTATTCAAATGCAATTTGCCATAGAAGATATGGCTGCAAATATAAATTTCTTTGATGGATATCATGAAGTAGATTTTACTAGAGATATTGTTATTGGTAATCGTAGCGAAAAACATACCTATACATTTAATATTAAACGAATTGAATTTAATAACCCAAGCCAAATATAAAGGAGAATCCAAATGGCAAGAATTACAGTAAACACAACAGGTACTCAACCAACATTATTGATTAGTACCGACCTCATTAGCAACAGTGCTAACTGGGGAAACATTGCTAACGCACTGTCGGTAACTTGTTTGCAGGACGTCACCATTACTAACTCAACAGGTATTTTCAGTTGGACAGATTTCTGTTCAATCGACACTAACAAAGTGACAACACCTGCTGACAACGAAATTTCTACAAACATCGTTATTGATGACGTAGGTTTCTTTGGTAATAGTTCCGCAACTGCAAACAGTGCAACCAATCTAGGTGTATCAGGACTTAGTGAAGACAAAGTTGAAGTACAATTCAAGTTAGTCATGAACGGCGCTAACGCAACTGCTAATGCATATTACTATGCAGGACAGGGATACATCAGTGCATTGGCCCTAACAGTAAGCCCAGAGGCCCCTGTTTGGGTGTCACCAATGACACTCGCCGTTGATGGTTCAATGGTATCTAGCAAGAATCCTTAATCAATGTTGATTAAGTAAGTAAGAGGGGACGCCTAAAAACGTCCCCTCTTTTAATAAGTTAACTGGAGAAACAAATGACTGAAACAAATGCATGGCTAAAGACTGACGAAGAAAAGTTGCGCAGTCTAATCGCAGATGAAGCCAAGATGATGCCCATGTTAGATAACATGCATGCAACAATTAAGCAACTTAAAGCAAAGCAGGCATTTCGCCTCGCATTACTCAATCAACTCTTAGAAGAAAAGGTTGATGAAAATACTAAATACATTAGTAACAAAACAACTTAAAGGAAATTAACAAATGAAACTTTCACAATTAACAGCAAAACCCCAATTAGTCGAAATCAGTATTGATGATGAAGATACTGTAAAAGAGTTCGGCGAAGCACTAACATTTAATACTTGGGACCGTCAGCCAATGGACGTATTCATGAAGTTGGCAAGCGCGGATCATACCAACGTGGGCAATATCATCGAAGTAGTTCGTACACTAATCCTCGATGAAAAAGGCAAAGAAATTATTAACAAAGAAAATATGTTGCCAACACACGTATTGATGAAGGCCATCGGGAAGGTCACTGATATTCTGGGAAAGTAACTGATGACGATATCGACCCCAAATCTGAAAAGATGTCGTTGATATTAGTCATTGATTCATTAGGTAAACGTTATGGGATGTTACCTACAGAGGCATTGATGAGAGCAAATACATTTGATTTGTATGTCATGGATGCAGTTCTTGCTTTTGAGAACTATCAGCACAAGAAAGCAATGAACAATGGGCGTGAAGTATTACCAGAATACACAGAAGATGAATTACTGACAATGTTCAATAAAAATAAGGAGTAAGTCATGATTACAATGGATGTTAAGTTTAACAATCAGATTAGTAAAATGACCCAACGCCTTATAAAGAAGTTTGACGCATTGCCAAAAGAGGCATATCAAGAGTTCGTCAAAAACACGCCAGTACGTACAGGCAACGCAAGACGCAGTACTAAATTACGTAATGGTATTATTGAAGCCGATTATCAATATGCCGAAGTGCTTGATAAAGGTCGTCATATGACAACACGTGGTGCACGTGGTAGTGATCAAGCACCGCGTGGTATGACTAAACCTACAGAAGAGTTTGTTAAAAAACGTACTCAACAAATATTGCAAGGAAAATAACAAATGGCAGATACAACAGCCCGCGTTAACGTACAAGTAACTGGTACTGAACAATTAGCAAAATTAGACAATGCAGTTACTAAGATTGGTACACGATTTGGTGGACTTAAGACACAACTAGCAGGTTTAGGTCTTGCGGCATTTGGTCGTAGTGCATTACTTGCGGCTGATGATATCAGTGATTTAAGTGATTCAACAGGTATTGCAATTGCTAGATTGCTTGAATTAAAACAAGCACTAGGACAAGCAGGTGGTCAAGCCGATAACATGGCTAATGGTGTCATCAAGTTTGCACAAAAAGTACAAGAAGCAGCCGATGGTTCATTACAAGCACAAAATAAATTTAATGAGTTAGGTGTATCATTACAAGAACTTGCAACACTAGGCGAAGAAGATTTATTACGTGAAACATTAAAAGGTATCTCAGAGTTACCAACTAAGTTTGAACAAGCAGCCGCAATGGTTGATATGTTTGGTAAATCATTCAGAGGTGTTGACCCCAAGAAACTAATGGCAGAACTAGATTCATTGTATGGTACAATGGATGGCAATGCCGCAAGTGTTGAAGAAGCAGGAAAATTAGCAGATAATTATGCACGTGCATTAGACAATTTACGTATTGCATTCTTACAAGTAACAGCACCTATAGTTGATTTTGTTAATTCAATCAGTGGTGGTAAAACAGGTGTTGAGGCATTTGTAACAATTATTAAGGCAGCGGGTGTTGCACTTGCATTTGCATTTGGTGGCGGCATTATAGTAGGTGCCATTAGATTCTTAGGTATGTTTGG